TAACCAGAAGTCCTGCGGTAACGCTTATGGATGCTCCATATCCTGAAGGGCTAGTAGAAATTGAATAAGAGCTGGCTTGTGCTGGATCGAAGGCAACTGCCGTGGTAGTCAAAAGACCGCCCGCCGTAACTCCCAACTGCCATGTAGTGCTTGGAACTGAATCGTTAATCAGAACCGTTGCTCCGGTACCACTACCCACAGCTACTGTCTGCAATATCCCGGCATCGGTCATGTTTACTGCCCAAAGGTTAGATCCAGAATCCAAGGTGAAAGAACTGGCCACCGTAGAAGGCGCAAATAGCGGGGGCTGTGGGCCCAATCCAGACTCAAGGTAGACCTGCAACTGCGAGTGGAATACCCATTCCTGCTGTCCAGAGGCGTGTGGGGCGCGTCTAACTCGGCGCAAGGGGTTTCCTGCATCGTCATACAGCGAGATGCTCATATTGTAAATGTTGCCCGTTGCCCAATCGCCCACGAGGTGCTTTCCGAAGGCGAATGTATGGCACTGGCTGCGGTGCGCGGTGAATATGCCGTTACTGGATACCCAGTATCCGCGTTGGTGCCACATTCCCGTAGAAACGTCATAGACCCAGGTGGCATTAGCGGTAGGGAAGTAAAGTTGGTAGAAAGAATGGCCTTGGTCTTGAAAGGAATAGCCTATTGCATCGTTAAGACCTGTCTGCCCGTACTTGGTCAGGTAGCCCTGTAAGGCAAACTCTATCGCGTGATTACTGACACGTTGTGGCGTATAGCCCTGCGCCCTCCAGACTACTCCAGCACCGCGTTCATCACCGCCAAGCCAGAGAATCGAGTTATCCAGGCGTACAGGGCTGTTAGGAGCGAAGATACCAGCCTCAATGAATCCGCCCGGAACGATGTCAAATACGCTTGCAGATCCCGAATCGTAGTAAACCTGCGTCTGCCGTTCGCCCCAGAACCATATTTCCCGATGGTCAATCAGCATGGACAGCACGTTCCCGGTAAATACAGAGACCTTCTGGGTATCTAGCGGGTCCCACACGGTCGCATCCAGCAGGGAAGACCACTGGAACTGGTTGGAGTTCTTAAGCAGGGCGATAAAGAAGCCGTCGATATAGCCGACCTGCGATATTGGACCCAGGAATGTAGCACCGACAAGTGGAGTAAAGGTGTTCGTGCTAATGTCGAACACATAGCACATTCCCGCACTGGCAATCAGGATCTGAGTCGTACCTCCAGCCATAGATACGAGCTTGGAATCATTCAGTAGCGTTCCAAAGTTGGTCTTGGTGCCCGCTGAATCCACTTCGTAGAACCTGCTGCCACCCACCGCAAAATAGCGGTCATTGATGATAACGGAACCGCGTACGGGGGTATCTACAAGGTTGGAAAATACCTCAAGGCCCCCGGTAGGATAGAGCGCAATGGGAGACTGTCCCATACCTTCCGAAGACTCAGGATAGAGGTTCATCGTGAGTTGATCGGCTAAGTTGGGTGATTGGCTTGTGTAACTTGGACCGCAAAGTCCAAATGGTGGCATGTTTACTGGTTACGTCCGCCTACGGGCATGTCGCTGTAGTAGTTGTATCTAACGTTACGGGCAGTCAGTGCCGCATCGCAGAACGCTTCTACCAAGGGCACGTTCATAGACTTAATGCGAGCCAGCGATTCATTCGCAAGTTGTAATGTTGTAGATACCATGATGGGGTTGTATTCCCCGGGCATCTCAGCAATTAGCCGCATGGCTAGGTTGTAGCGCAGGGCCTCTATGTAGCCCGGTGGGTAATTATTATCCGTTACTAGGCTGGCAAAGGAAGTCAGCGCCGTCCAGCCATAAATTCGCGTATTGACCGCTGCAGTGGGGATGGGCCAGTAGCTCAGATTGCGGAGAGGATAGGCTCCATCGTCATACACAGCCTGCGGTAGTGTGGTTTGGATGTTCTTTACCGGAACCTGCTGCCAATCCCAATCCGTATACAGGTCTAGTGGCAATTCGAGTGGCTGGCTTGGATTGGTCAGTGAAATGATGCTGATACGGTCAATTCTGGCAGGCCGTGCAGCGTTGAAATCACCACCAACTCCGTACGTGTACACTTGCTGATTCACGATTAGCGGGAACTCGGCAATGGTAATCGTGAATACGGTCAGACGATCCGCAGTCCAGCTATCCAGCATCTGGTTAAGAACCATAAGCGCATCACTGGCTTCCGCAGAAGTCGGAGGTTCTCCGCTTCCCAGGGCACCAATCAGACGCATTGAGCTGGAAATTAGGTCTAGGGCTTTCATTGTACGGTTGGTTCAGTCTTGAATGGCCTACCGCGCTTCTTGGGTGGTTCCGTAACTTCTGGCTCTGGCAGCTTGTTATCTATCCACTCGCCACCAAGGGCCTTTTCCTGCACAGCGGAGGTAACAAGAATGCTACCCCCGCCGCGCAAGTGATACTTGATCTTCGGGAAATTCCCGTCCATTAGCTAGTCACAACCGCGATGCCGGAAGTTGTGGTGGTCGGTGCTGCCCCGTCGATGTAGACCTGGCCAAACGTGGTAGCGTCTGAACACCAGTCGGTGGCTCCCAGGATCGTGCTGTCCTTGAGCAGAATCATGCCGCCCGTGGAAGCCGCCAGCGTGATACCTGCCGTTAGGGTTGTAGAGCCAGACTTGATGGCATTCAGGAACAACGTACGCTCGAAGAGCTGTTCCCGGTCCATGCAAGCCGCTGCTGCTCCAACGATAAACAAGCTGCCCGCCGAAGAGGTATAACGGAGCACCTTGCAATCAATGAACTGGTTACGCGGAGTGCCCGCCAAGAACTCAATCTGGGCGTTGGTGGTGTTGCTGGAAACCGTATCCAAGCCAATCCAGGTATTGACGAACATGTTCTCGCCCGTACCAGAGATGACCAAGGAACGGCTAGCAGAAGACTGTGCCGAGGCCGTATCTCCCATGCCTGCAATGTGGCAATTGGCAAACATATTACGCCCGCCAGTAACCTTCATTGCGATGGCGGAAGTCGTGCCAGTGTCGAATCCGTGGAAGAATTGGACATTGTTGAACTGGCAACCGGATCCGCTAACCACGAAGAAGTTGGCATAGGCCGTAGCTGCGGCGGTTGGGGCAATACGCGAACGGTTGGAGATATTGACTCCCGAAGAAACGCCAACCAAGTGCAGCGCATTCTTAGCCCAAGTAAATGTAGAGCTAACACGGGCCGTAGAAGTGGTCACGCCGTTGGAGATAAGGGCGATAACGTCATTCTTTCCCTCTCGTCCAATGCCGTAGGCTCGTCCAAGCGTATGAACCGGGGCAGTGATACCATCATTGTTATCGCTTCCCTTGAACGGGTCCAAAAGGATCACGTTCCCATTCAGGAAACCGATGCCTGCCGCTGAAATGTTCTGATTGATTTGATCTGCGATTGCTTTCGTAAAACTGCCGTACTGTGTAATTGGGGGCATTTCGTCTTGACCTCGCCAAGAGATAGTCTAAGGATTCCTCCCAACGGGAGGGGTGTGTGGGCCGGGTAGTCTTCCACCGGCCCCACTTTTGTATCTCAACTAAAACAAACTACTTAGCTTAAGTCCAAACTACCGGACCGGAGTTAGTGCCCGTGCCACCGGTCGCGATAACGTGATAAAGCAGGTTGCAAACACGGAGCTTGATACCTGCTCCGATTTGTGCCGGGAAGGTGCAGATCGTACGGAGTCCGGAAGCACTGGCAACCGCAAAAGCTGCCGTTGCTGCCGTAACCGTATGGGCCTGAGCCGTTGCGCTCCAGATGTCGATAATGTTTCCTTCGTCACCCGCTACTGGCGTGGGGAGCGTAATCGCATCCACTCCAGCAGTCATGACAACGTTGTAAGTCGACACGCTGGAAAGAACCGCATCAGCAGATCCGATCAGTTTCACCGCATTCTGCGTGGTGCCCTCAAGGGTCTGCTGGCTGGTTTGCAGGCTTCCGTAGCTCTCAATGAACTTCGGGAAGTCTGTAGTCAGACCAATCTTGATAAGTGCTCCGTTGGCGTGGGAGGCTGCTACCGTACCACCCTGGCCACGAAGGACACTGATCTGGGTTCCGTTTACGGCAATCACCAGGAACTGTTCCTGCTCGATAATCAGGACGGTGATACCGGACCCGGTTTGGAAGTTGGGGGCAGTAATGTTAGCAGCCGAAGCCACCGCCATTATTGTCTGCGAAGCGTCAAGAGATGCTGCAAGGGTTGTGGTTGTGATAGACATGTTAGCTCGCAATCCTTACCGCAAGTTGCGGATACAGCGTGGACCACCCACCGAGAAGATCCATACGGAGGGGTGCTCGGTCCATGTTGATGTCATAATCCCGAATGACGCGGATCGACATCTTCAGGTCTTGATCGTCAGAGATACGATCACCCATGTCCAACCCGCCATACAGCGGCAGATCGGCAGAGGCAAAAGTGAAAGCATCTTCGTGGAAGGCCAAACCGCGCTGGCCAGTCACCGCCGAAGCTCCGTTGACCGTCACCGCGACGTTGTTAGCAACGCCAACAGTCACGTTCTGGTAGGGGCCCGTGGTGATGATGCCAGTGCCGTTGATGGCGATGGGGATAGTCGCGTTTCCGCCGCTGTCCGAGGTAACGTCCGCAGTCACAACAAAGTCAGCCAGGCGGTTAAACGAGGCCAAGCTCTGCGGGTTGACTGCGAACACGTTTCCGAACTGGATCACGTCGCCGCGATTCAGAACTTGGATAGAGGCGGTCCAACCATCGGTGATGATGGAAGATCCGGTCTGTGTGGTGGCGCTATTGGCAAGCGGGGTTCCGCCCTGGAGTCCGACCGTGTGGTTTCGCACGTTCTGATCCATGTACCAATCGAAGCCAACCGTATCCTCGGTCATCATGCCCTTGTCGTACTGTTCGGTAATGGTTCTCTGGGGATTAAACAAGCCAGAGAGGGCATTAACGATAGTCGCGTTCATGTTGGGGCTGATAACTACGCACCGATCTTCAAGCGGAGCAGCTTCGTTAGACAGAAGAGCGCCCGCATCAAGATAGGTCTGGAGGGTGTTGGGGATTGTTCCAGGGGTACCGACTTCGTTGTTCACGGTCTTGTACAGGTCCAGACCGTCGTAGTCGATTTCGTTCGCCATGCTCTTCATGGCCTTATCAATGAAGCGTTTACGGAAATCGTCCACGCTCAAGGCAAGGTCAGCAGAGGTAATGGCAAAGGAGCGCTGATACTGCTTGTTCAGCACCACCGGAACCGAAGATTCCGTCAGATCCTGAAGAATCAGGCCCTGGCCGGAACTGGCCACGAAACGCACAGGCAATCGCACGTTGAGTACGTTGCCAATCTTTGCGCCAGCCTTTGCAAACTGGGAATCATATGCTCGGCTGATCTGTTTCGTGAACGTAAGCTCGTTCTCAAGAACGCGCAGAGTTTCACGGGTAATCATACCGATTGTTAAAAGTGTGTTACTCAAGGATGCCTCCTTTTCTTCGAAAGTTTAGAAACGCTGGTTACTCGTTCCCGTTTCCGAAGCAGGAGGTTACGGAGCCAGAACTGGCCCCACGGATGGTTGTTTCTCTGCGCCTTAGGTCAGAGAGCTTTTGGGGCTTGGGTGCCCCTCAGGTTTATTGCTAGGGGTAGAAAACTCCCCTATGTATAGTTTCTACCCACTGTCAAGCTACCTGCGACCTTGGGCCACTAATTTCTTATAAGTCTGGTAATCCGTCTTATCGAGAGGTACGGTGGATTGAGTCTTCCCGCCAGAAATAGGCTTGATTGGTGCTGGTGCCTTGGTCTTGAGCTTGGGTTCTGGCTTTTCCTCGACTTCTTCAGCCTCTTCCTCTGGCTCTTCGTCATCCAGGCTGATCTTTTCACCTGCCAGCTTGCGAGAAACGTCCCATGCCATTGCAATTGCCTTAGAGGGGGGCGCTGCCACCATCTTTTCACACAATTCCGGGTGCTGGGCCAGGTAAATGGCCACTTCTGGACCATTATCCATCTCGTATTTGACCGGAAACTCAATGGCTACTGGAACCTTGATATCTTGCTTCATGAGTTCCACATATTCTTCGTTGGTGGCCTGAAGTTCGATCATTTTGGCGTTATAGGCCTTATCAGCCTCTGCCTTTTCGGTGGCTTGTTGCTGCTTGGCTTCTGATTCTCGCTCTGCCTTCAGTTCTTGCTTGGCTTCCCAGCGAACCACTGCACGCCAATAGGCTGCATCTGACTCGTAATTCTCTCTAGCTGGCTCGCCATCTTGCGTCTGTTCTGTTTTCGGAACGGCAGGATTAGACTTAGAGCGCAATTCTTCCTTTTCCTTGCGCTCTTCTGCCAGTTGAGCTTCCAGTGCCGCTTGCTGCTTAATCAGGCGGTCAATCCTAGCCTGCCAACCGCCCTTATGCTTGGGCTTTTCCTCTTTAGGCTCTTCGGACTCGCTCTTAACTTCTTCGGCGGTCTTCTCAACTTCCTGCGTTACCGTAGACTTGCCCTCCGCACGGGCCTTCTT